ATGAAAGTAACACTAGTAGGAATTAATGCAAAATATATTCACAGTAACTTGGCAGTAAGATATTTAAAAACATATACAGAGGATTTAAATTACGAATGCAAAATTATGGAGTTTTCTATTAATGATCAAATCGAAAGAATTGTAGAGGAAATTTTGAGTAGCAAGCCAGACCTTGTAGCATTCTCTTGCTACATATGGAACATTGAGTACGTTAAGGCTGTATCATCTCTTATAAAGCTTGTAAATAGTGAGATTGAAATCCTTTATGGAGGACCAGAGGTTAGCTTTAATTGTAAAGAGTTTCTTAAGGAAAACGTAGGGGATTATGTAATAGAAGGGGAAGGAGAGGTAACATATAAAGAATTTATTAAATGGAGAATTAATTCAAAGGATGATTCTAAAATCAATGATGGGAATAGTGGTAACATTCAAAATATTCTAGGGCTATATTATAAGTATTATGAAAATATAGGATGTGATAGTAAAATTAACTATGGTGGTAAGAGAACCTTAATGGATATGGAGCAGGTTATTTTCCCATATAATGAAGAAGAACTTACCAATAAAATAGTTTATTATGAAGCATCAAGAGGATGCCCTCTAAATACGTAACCGATACTATATAAACACTATGTCTGAGTGGTCAGTTAGAGGGTTATAAGTAATTGATTTAAATATATTCTTAACGATTATTCTTTTATCCATGTTAGTTTTAGTATTTTTAAAGCTATCAATATTAGAAAAAGTGTTGTTTTCTTTGGGTCTATCTTCTAGTGCTCTTAATTTTATTTCTTGGATTTCATTGGTCAATTTTATATTTTTAGAAGTTAGTTCCTCTATTCTGTTTCGTAGAGGCTTACTAGCTTCTTTTGTCATGTCTTCCAGTTGCTCTGCAAGATTTTTTATTTTTCGAGTATTAGTTGCCCATTCTTTTTCAAGTGTTTTAAAACCAATATTAAGGGGGTTATCTAATACATTGCATTCTTTTATAAAATCTTCTTTAGTTTTTATATTATCAAGATAGTTTTCAATTTCATTTTCAATGTATTCCGCTTTCACATATTTACTATTTGAGCATCTTTCGACAGCTTTATTCAGCCGGCGCAATCTATTGCCACACACGTAATAAGTATTTCCACTACTATTGGCAATTACATAATCAGCACCACAAAATGGACATTTTAAGATACTAGATAACCAATAGTTCTTACTTTCCTTCTTAAAGAAACTCTCTCTTTTGCTATCTAAGAGAGTTTGTACGTTTAGCCATGTAATATGTTCTATTATAGCTTCATGTCGGCTCACAATAGCCATAGCATCTCCTTTTGTTACTCCGTAGCATAGATAGCCTTTGCTATTTTCTTTACCCTCGATTTTCCAGTTATTTAGTTTTAAATATTGGCTTACTAATAAATTCGATTTAACGTACATGGGACTTCTTAAGATTCTTCTCAAATTCTCTCGCTGATTCGGAGTTTCGGAATATTTTTCTTTTAATATTTTATGTGTTCCATATAAAGATTGGACTTTTAGATAGGTTTCAAAGCAATCTTTTATAAACTCTTTATTATTTAGCTTTAAATAACTTTTTCCGTCTTCTTTTATAATTTGGTATCCCCCAGGAGCAGGCCCACCAGTCCAGCATCCTTTCTTCGCAAGTTCCAACATGCTATCTTTTACCCTTTCTGCAATAGTTTCACGTTCCAGTTGTGCAAAAACAGAGGATATATACACCATAGCTCTACCCATCGGAGTACTAGTGTCGAATTGTTCGCTTAAAGATATAAAACTAACATTATACTTATTAAGAGTTTCCAATGTGGTGCTAAAGTCTAATACGTTCCTACTTATTCTATCTAATCTATAACATATTAAAGCATCGTATTTATTCAGTTTGATTAATTTCATCATTCGCTGAAAAGCGGGTCTTTTTGTGTTTTTACCGCTAAAACCTTCATCTTCAAATATCTCAAATTCATTGTTTTTATTCCTAAAGTATTCCTTACAAAGTTTTATTTGAGTATCAATACTTTCACTATTTTCTGTGTATATTGATTTTCTTGTGTAAACTGCAATGTTCATATTTATCTCCTTTTATTAGAGTTTTTTCTTTTTAATGCAACTTCTTTTTCTAAAACTGCATTTATTAATTTGCTAGCATCTTCTGGAATTTTGTTATCTTCTTTAATCATTCCACTATCCATCATTGCAGTTATCAAAACATCTAGCGATTCATAAATTTTGTAATTTTTCTCAACTTCAACATCCATCCAGTAGGATATAGTCTTACCGCTCAAGTCTGCAAGCTTAGATAAAAATTTAACTGTACCTTTAATCTTACCACTTTCCGTTTCGGCAATTAAAGTCCTTGATACATTCAATCTATCTGCCAATTTTTGTTGCGTAAGTTTATTTTCTATTCTATAGTTCTTAATTTTTTCCTTTAGTTCCATTGGTATCACATCCTTATAGACATAATACAACGTTTAATGTCTAATAACAAGACATTTTTTAAGACTAATTTCGAGTATTTGTGTCATAAATTAAGATGATGGTAGTGAGAGTGAGCTATGTTAGCGCAATAAACATATATTAGGTTATATGGGTGTTTTTATGTTTTACTTTTGTCTTAATTTAAGACATAATAAAGGAGCAGACAAAACAAATGCAAAAGGAGGTACAAGTTATGACACTTAGTCAACTTAGGCGTAGTAAAGGATTAGAACCGGGGCACGTGGCTAAACAGTTAAAAATATCTCATAGACATTTAACTAGAATAGAAGCGGGAGAAGGTTACTTGACTGACGAAAGAATAATCATATTGGCAAAACTTTACAATGTCAAAATGTCGGAAATTGTGGAAGCGGGTGAAAGCGTTGGAAGAATTAATTAAAGAACTTGAAAAATGTCTTGCTGAAATTAAAAAAAATACAGAAAAAGTGACAAGATGACCATTACAGTATTAAATCCCGAAAAACTACCAGAAGCAAAACGAAAACTTATGAAATATTTAGTTGAAGATATGTTAGAAAAACAAGCTAAAGAAATGAAAAAGTAAACACCATATCAATATTGTTCTACGTATTTCAAACAATTCTAAACAATTCTAAACCATACAACACCGCAATGGTGTACAAGCTCCGGAAGAGTCAATAAATTTAAAAGGTAAGGATGTGAAATCATGTATTCATTAAGAGGGAATGAAGAATTTTGTTTCAACAAAGAAGAAGAAAAGAAAATAGAGCAAATTGCTTCCGAGATAATCAGTAACCTAAAAAGGAATAACCTTACATACGCCCAAGCAGTAGAAGTACTTGAAATATGTAAGGTTAAGTTAAAGATGTGTTTATTGGGATAATTTCTTTAAGGTTTCAGCTAAAAGACATTTACCTTCATGATAAAGAGCACAATTCGTTTTACAAACGTTATTGGAATGCGGAATAAAAGGACAAGTTTTCTTATCCATAAATATCACCCCCTTTCAACAAAATTCTACCATAAGGGGATTAAAAATACAAAAGGAGGAAAAGGAATTGAACAATTTACAAATTTTTAAAGATGAACAGCTAATTCCGGTTAGCGAGAATGAAACTGGCGAGGTAACAGTGAATGCAAGAAATGTACATGGATTTTTAAAAGTTCAACAAGATTTTTCGGATTGGATTAAGAAACAACTTGAAATGATTGGAGCAGAGAAGGAAAAGGAGTATTCCCTTTTAAAAGGGGAAACCTCAATTCTAGGTGGAAGACCATTAACCGAATATATTTTAACTCTAGACATAGCAAAAGAAATTTGTATGGTTGCAGGAGTAGCACCTAGAACCAATGAGGAAACTAAAAAACTTAGCAAAGTAGCTAGGCAGTATTTTATTAAAGTAGAAAAAGCATGGAACAGTCCAGAAATGATTATGAAAAGAGCTTTGGAATTTGCGAGTAAAAGAATCGAAGATTTAAAACTTGAAAATACAGAAAAAGAAAAACGATTAACAATACAACAACCCAAAGTAGTATTTGCTGATGCGGTTTCAGCTTCGCACACTTCAATTTTAGTTGGCGACTTAGCAAAACTACTTAAACAAAATGGCATTGACACAGGAGCGAATAGGCTATTTGAAAGACTAAGGAAAGAAGGCTATTTAATTAAAAGAAAAGGTACAGATTACAATATGCCAACTCAAAGCAGTATGGAGCTTAAGCTATTTGAAATAAAAGAAACATCAATAGTTCACGGCGATGGACATATTAGTATCTCCAAGACACCCAAGATAACAGGGAAAGGTCAAATATATTTTATAAATAGGTTCAAATAAAAATAAATTCATTTAAGGAGTGATAACGAAATGACCCCTACTGGCAAGTTAGTCTTAACAATTTATAGCATTATAGTTGTGTCAATAGTCATTATAAGAGATTTAAAGAGAGGTGATAAAGAATGGAAATCGGCGCTATTAATACCAACGCTAATATTATTAATGAATATATAGAAGAAATTATGAGATTGTATTTTGAAGGTGTTTCGGTGAAAGAAGCTATAAAAGAAATAAGATATTTAGAAAATTTAAAACTGAAACTTAACAATTCAATAATAAAAAATAATTTTAATCTGCTTGCTCCGGAAGTAATTAAGTTATCACAGAAATTAGATATAGAAGTGGTAAAAGAACAAATAAAAAGGGCTGCTCTGCAAAGCAACCTAAAGAAAATAATCTAACGACATTATAGCACAAATAAAACCTAGGGGGAAATTAACAATGAAAAGTGAAGTAATAGCATATTTAACATCAACAATAAACGGGTACGAGAGAAAAATAAATAAAACTAAATGCGAAGTGGCAGAAGCACAGATATTAAAAAATATAGTAGAGGATTTAGGCGGTCTATATGACTACGTAATGGACTTTAAAGAAGTTAAGGAAGATGTACAAGCTAAAGAAAAACTAGCACAAGTAATAGAACACAACTATCAACTAAGCTTTAACAATAATGAATTAATAGAAGATATAACCCAACTAAGAACAGAAAATAGCAGAATGTGTGAGAATAATAACGATTTGAGAATCACATTAGAACAGACAGAAGCTGATTTATTACAGATGGAACAATTTAGAAACAACTACAGGGATTTATATACAGAAATAAAAACCGATAATAAGTTTTGGCAAAAAGCTTACAATAATTTGAAAGTTACAAATGAGCAGTTAAAGGCTGAAATTGCAACTCTAAAGGCACCGAAATGGATGGAGTAAAACAATACGAGAATGAAGCAATAAGTCGACACGAAAGAGATTTGAAGGTTTTAAGCATAGAGAAAAAGCTATTAATGAAAAGACTAGCAGAAATAGAATGTGAAATGTTACAAACTAGACAATTTAATAGAGAAATGAAAGGGCGGGAGAATGATGGATTATAAAATGAACGATACAGATGCAGACAATTTAATTAGTGAAATAAGGTCACTAGAGGAAGAAAAGAAACGTTATGAACTAATTGCATCACAACAGAAACAAGCTATAACAGACAAGCTAGAAATTAAGAATAAAGGCATAGAAGGTGCAATCCAATTTAATAAAGACCAGTTAAGGGCATTTTTCTTAACAGTAGATAAAAAATCAACTAAAACACAAGAAAGTTATTCTCTATTAAGTGGTAAATTAGTAATGAAAAAACCGAGTTTGAAGTTAGTACATGATGATAAAAAATTACTAGCATATGTTTCTAATTATTCTCAATTAGCTTATATAAAGAATACACCTTCACTTGATTGGTCAGCACTTAAAAATGATTTAGATATAGATAATGGGTTGATAGTAAACAAACTAACAGGAGAGGTATTAAGCAACATAGAAGGCTTATCACTAGAAGAAGTTGGAGAAGTATTTAATATAAAATAGGAGGGCAAAATGGAAAAATTAAATTTATTTCAGAAAATAGTCGAAGTTAGAAAATCTATTACTGGGTTTTCAAAAGATAGTAAAAGTTACGGGTTTGATTATGTTAGTGGAAGTCAAATATTGAGCAAAATAAAATCTAAAATGGATGAAATGCAATTGTTATTAATTCCAAGCGTGGATTATTCAACAGTACACTGGGAAAAGCATAATTATGTAACTTCAAAAGGCAAGGAAAGCATGGACTTTATAGTAACTTTTAAATTAACTTATACATGGATAAATGCAGAAGCACCAACAGAAACAATGGTCACCGAATGGTTAGCGTTAGGACAACAAACTGATGATATTAGCAAGGCGGTCGGAACTGCACTTACATACAACGAAAGATATTATTTGTTAAAGACTTTGGGACTCCCTACTGACGAGGATGATGCAGACAAAAAGGAACCTACTTATAACAAGAAAAGTGAGTTTAACTCTAATAGTATTACTACTCAAATGTTAGTTGATATGGCTAAGAGCAAGGGCTTTAATGAAGCGAGTATTTGTAAAAAGTATAATGTTTCAGAAGTTAAATTTATTAAAAAAGATGATAAAAAATTAGCATATGACGGATTCAAAGCTTTGCCAAACAACGAGGTAAAATAGTATGTTAGGCGGCAAAAGTAGAGAAGAATTAGAACAACAATTTGATATTTTGGATAGGTTGCTACATAAAGTAACCTACCTCCAATTACAAGATAAGGTTTTGTACCAAGAAATTGAAATCGATGAATTGAACGACACTATAGGAATGTATCAAGACAACGTAAATGGCAGGGGGAGATTTTAGTGAACAAATTATCAGAAAAAGTTATTAAAGAAATTAACCAATTATATGATGACGAATTACTAACATATAAACAGATAGCAACTAAATTAAATATAAGCTACCAAACAGTTAGAAACCACGTCAAAGTGAGTAGAAAAACTAAAATAACAGTAAAATTAATACAAGAATTTAACAGATTATATAATGAAGGGCTAACATTAAAGGTTATAGCAAAGCGATACAACGTAACGAGCGGAACAATTAATAATTATATTTGGGTACATAGAAAACGTGGCAGGAGAAAGCTAGAGGACGAGTGGAGTGCGGAAGAATTAGAGAGGATGTTAGGTTAGTTCAGAATTTGATCAAAATACGAAATTGAAAGGAGAAATTAGAATGCCATTAAGAGTGGAGCAAGTTGTAAAATGTCCATACTGCAATAAGAAAGATACTAGAATTGTGCATATAATTGATGAATTTGATTCATTGAGGGATGAAGTTGATACCTTAAAATGCTCAAATTGTCATAAGCCATTTAAATCACTAGCGAGTATTAAAGTTAAGACAGAGAAGTGTGAATAAGTGATTCATACTTCAAGAATAATTCCCAATATGATAAAAATGCGAAAGGAGAAAAATTAAAATGACATATAAAGAAATAAAGAAATATTTATTTGATGATTGTGTTGTAAGAAATGATGATTTTGAGTATAAGACAGAAACAGAGGGAGAGGACTTGTTTTGTAGAGAAGTTGGAACTGAAAATTGGAGATATGTTTTTCGTATAGGAGCATACGAAAAAGAAATGGAATGGGAACTTGTAGGTAAAAAATAATACGTAGTTCAAGAATATGATGAACAAAAAAATAAAAACATCAAGGTTTCCACCCGGAAATAGTTCACCATTGCAGCCCGCCGCATAATCATCGTTGAGAAATGAATTGGTTTCCACCAGGAACTTGTTTACCTTGATATTACAATTATTATAACATTATCTTAAATATAATTCAATTACACAATACCAAGATAATCCGAAAAGAGGTGATAATTTATGGCAGAAGTTAAATGGATTAAAATAACTACAGATATATTTGATGATGAAAAGATAAAGATAATTGATACAATGCCCGCAAGGGATGAAATATTGGTTATATGGTTCAAATTATTATCACTGGCAGGACGTTCAAATCAAGGCGGTATGTTAGTTATGAACAATAGAATACCTTATACAAATGAAATGCTAGCAGCCGTATTCAATAGAAATTTAAATATGGTTCAGTTATCACTAAAGATTTTCGAAACTTATGGAATGATTGAAGTAGAAGATAATGAAGCTATTTTAATATCTAACTGGGATAAACATCAAAACATAGAAGGCTTAGATAAAATTAGAGAACAGAATAAAGCTAGACAACAAACTTCAAGAAATAAGAAAAAACAACTACAAATAAATGAAAGTAACGTGACGGATAACGTGACAGTAACGGTGAATAACGCAACAGATATAGAACTAGATAAAGAATTAGAACTAGATATAGATAAGAGTAATAAGAAGCCTAAATTAACTAAAATTGAAATAATCATCAATACATATACAAACGATTCAGCATTATTACTAGCAATAGAAGAATTTATCAAAATGCGCAAAACAATTAAGAAACCAATGACAGATAGAGCAGTAGAGCTGATGCTAAAAAAACTAAATACTTTAGCAGAATTTGATTGCGACAAAATAAACATACTAAATCAAAGCATTATGAATTGTTACCAAGGTATATTTCAAATAAAACAGGAGGCAGGAAGCGGTGGAAAGTATAGAGCGAATAATGCAGAAAGTAAAAAGCCAAACAACACAGAAAGCGAAGGAGATAGGCTCGCTAGGAGAGCAATCGAAAAATTCGGGAATACAGTGGAAGACTTTGAATGTGAGTTCTAGTTGCTGCTATGAAAAATGTGATGGTAGCGGATTAATGCAAATGCTAAATGAAAGCACGGGAGAATTCAAAGTACAGTATTGCAAATGTAGAGAAGAAAAAATATATAGTGATAGATTGAGGTTCGCAAATATACCTGCAGAGTTTGAGAGTTTAACCGTAAATTCATTTAATACTAATTTATATAAAAAAGAAGGTTCTAAGGCAATTTCACAAAATGCGAAAACGATGGTTGCAAATTATGTTAAAAGTTTCTCTAAATTTGAGGAATTAGGTAAAGGAATATACTTCTATTCGAAGACTAAAGGCAGCGGTAAAACTAGACTAGCAGTAAGTTTGGGGAATGTTTTGCTTAAAAACTTAAAACAACAAGTAAAATTCATAACTTGCAGTGATCTGCTTAAAGAAATAAAAAATACATATAACAAAGATTCTAAATACAGTGAAAGCCAGTTAGTGGATTCTATAAATAAAGTAAATATATTGATAATTGATGATATAGGAGTTGAAAGGCCTACGAACTGGGTCAATGAAATGCTATTTAGTGTATTGGATAACAGAATGAAATATAACAAGATAACAATATTTACAAGCAATTGTGCAGTAGAGGAATTGGAGCATGATGAAAGGCTAAAAAGCAGATTAACAAAAATGTGTATACCTGTCAAGATGCCGGAGGAAGATATACGAAAATTCTTAGCATACAAAGAAAATGAAAGTCTGCAGGACATGTTATTAAAAAAAGTGTAGGAGGTAAGAAACGATGACAAATAAAGAAAAAGCACTGCAAATGTATGCAGATATAAAAGAAAGAAAACAACGAGAAATGCTGAAAAATGAAAAAGATATTGAAATTTATATGAGAAGAAAAGCTAGTAAATTTAAATTTATGAGTAATAAATAAAGATAAAAAATAAATTAAAAGGTGGTAAAAATTATGAATTCAGTAACACTAGTTGGTAGATTAACAAAGGACCCGGAACTTAAATTCTCAAAAGGAAATGGTAGTGCGGTAACAACATTCACTATAGCGGTTAATAGACGTTTTAAGAAAGAAGGACAACCCGAAGCTGATTTTATACAAGTAGTTTGTTTTGGCAAAACAGCAGAAGCCACAGCTAATTATATGACTAAAGGAAAGTTAATAAGTTTAGCAGGATATATTCAGACTAGAAATTATGAAGCTAAAGACGGAACTAGAAAATATGTCACTGAAGTTATAGCAAATGAAATTAATTTCTTGGAAAGTGGTAAAAAAGAATATGAACCAAGCGATGAAGAAAGGAATAGCAGAGGGTCAGAATTTACATCAAATCCCGACATAAGACCTATAGATGATGGAGATATACCATTTTAGTTAGTACAAATTAGCTTGAAAATGTGTAATGAATATTAAGGAGTGATTATTAATGAAAAATTCAATGGAGCAAACAATACGAGGTGACAGTAATGATTAAATTAATATTAGGAATTGGAATAATAGCAGCTGGAATAATTTTAGCTTGCTATATAGGAATATGGATGATGCTTGTAGGTGGAATAATGGCATTGGCACATGGGTATGATGCCCATACTTTAACAGCTACTTTAATAGCAATAAATGTTATAAAGATATGTTTAGCAGGATTTGTAGGTTGGATTATAGCTTATGTAGGAATAGCTGTAGGATTATTAATGTCAAAGTAAAAATTAAAGACCTTATTGCTGACGTTAGCAAAATGGTAGCGATGAGGTTATTACATAGTCTGACTATATAGCGAAAGGAGAAATTATGATAAAGAGAATTTTTAAGAGTTTATTTTTTAGATTAAATTTAAGGGAAAAGCAATTAATAAAAAGTTCTTTAGACCACACACTTGATGAATATATAAGCAAATATAATCTATCACAAGAATATAAAAATAAAACAATAGAAAGCTTATTATACGAAATTAGAGTATTACAAGATAGATTTAGTAAACAGGTAAAAGGAACTGAACCAAAATAGTTGGTACGCATTTCAAGAATATGACGAAATAAATGAGGTGAGAAAAATTATACAGATATTAGAATTGTTTGGTGGTATAGGAAGTCCAAGAAAGGCACTTAATAATTTGGATATACCTGTTAAAGCTATAGATTATGTAGAGATAGATGAAAAGGCAGTAAGAAGTTATAACGCTATATTTAGCAATGAGTTAGCGAATAAAACTCAATCAGTAATTGGTTGGAATCTTAAGCCTGATATTCTTATTCATGGATCGCCTTGTCAGAGTTTTTCAATAGCAGGGCTTCAAGAAGGTGCAAACGAAGGTTCTGGAACAGAAAGTAGTTTAATGTGGGAAACCATAAATATTATAAAACAAATGGGAGAATGGAAACCAAACGTAGTTATTTGGGAAAATGTAAAAAATGTACTAAGTAAGCATATGAAGCATAACTTCAATAGATATTTAGACGAAATGGAGAAGTTGGGATATACCAATAGTTATAAGGTTTTAAATGCAATGGATTTTGGATTACCTCAAAATCGTAATAGAGTATTTACAATTAGTTGTTTGGATGGAACATACTTTAACTTTCAAACATTGGAAACAGTTCCTATGAGAAATATATCAGATTTTTTAGAAGACGATGTATCTGAAGAATATACAGTAACTCAACCTAGCATATTAGGAGCGATAGGCAAAAAAGGAATAAAAAGAGCAACTGTAATTAAAGATTATTGTTATACCATTACCGAAAGACAGGATAGGTGTCCGGCGCAAGTAATTGATTTGGGTAATAGTAAATACAGATTTTTAACCGATAAAGAGTGCTGGTTATTACAAGGATATTCAAAGGAGGATTACTATAGTGCTGCTAAAGTTAATACTAAAAGAACTTTATATAGGCAATCCGGTAATTCAATTCCAATACCAATATTTGAAAGTATATTTAAGCAATTACTTAGCTGCATAATCTGATTAAAATGCGAAAGGAGAAAACAATGATTAAATCAATAGAAGAATTGGGATTTGATGAAAAAATGATGGAACTTATAAATAATGTAGAAAAATCATTTAACATTTTAGCTAAAGAAGAAAAGTCTGAATTTACAATGCTTGAATGGATAACTGAAAATATGGATGGTATAAAAGAAATCGAAAATTTAACAGATAGAGAGAAATTTATATTTTCATTTGGGATATTAAGTGAATCACTAGAAGCTACATTTAATCAATAATTGAGAAAATAACGAAGTATTCGTGGTCGTCTGAAACGACCTCAAAGGAGGATTTAAAATGGCATTAAGAAAAGATGACCCAATTTACTATAGAAATAAAATAAATGACTTGATAAAACAAGCAAAAGAAAATAAATTAATGGTTTATGTACCAGATAACAGAATGTATCTTAGTTTTAAATGTATTAGAAATGGCGATACCTGTTCTGTAAATTTAGAAGAACTGGTTATTGAGCAAATACCCAAAGATTGTCGTTTCTATAATTGCAGTGAAGGTACTTGTTATAATGAATATGACTGTAGAGCTAAATGTCCAAACGTAACGAGTAAATTTAAAGCATAGGATTAATTCGCATTTCAAGAAAAATATGAAGGAGGAAATAATGATAAAAAGTTTTATAAAAAACTTAAAATATGCATTAACTACAGTGTTTTGGATATTGTCTATAATATTTATTGGAGTTGTATTAATATCTGTTATTTCTTATTAGTACGCAATTCCAAGTTATAACGAAATAACACTTATTTAAGCCTATGTAATTTGAAAGGTATAGTTGCATAGGCAACACGTTAAACGTATACAGTAAGCAACATGAGGGGGAAATAACAATGGAATTAGGAGAATTATATCAAAAACAAAGGGTATTGGATGAAATCATAGTTGATGTGTCTACAAATAGGATGCGTTGGGAGTGCTATAGTAAGGATTTTTTAACAGATAGACTATTAGCATTAAGTTGCGAAGTGTCAGAATTAGCAAATGCAACTAGGTCGTTTAAATATTGGAGTAAAAAACCTAGCGAAAGTAAAGAAAGAGTAATTTCAGAATATGTGGATGTATTGCATTTTTTCTTATCAGTAGGAAATACATTAGGGTTTACACCACGGGAAGTCGAAGAAGCATACGAAATCAAATACCGCGAGAACATACGCAGACAGGAAACAGGTTATTGATGTGAATAAGAAAATTTGGAAAATAGTCAATGAAAGGTCGGAAGGGTATTGTGAGTACCCAACCGACAATGGTAAGTGTTTTGGAAATCAAATGTGCCAACAACATCATGTATTTGGAAAGTACAACCGTAAACGTCTTGAAATGGCTGAAACAGTCTACACACTTTGCTATGCACATCACTTAGATAGTAGCACAGGAGTTCATTTTAATAAAGAAAATAGAGAACGTTTAGAAGATATAGCAAAAGAAGCATTAAGGAATAAAGGATGGACCAATCAGAGAATAGCAAAAGAATTATATGGAGATGCGAAGGAGTATAGAAAATGACAAATAGCAAACAAAAAGGTGCAAGAGGTGAAAGAGAATTATCTAGTAAATTAAAAGAATATGGCTACAAGACTAGACGAGGACAACAATATTGTGGTGCTAATGGCGATGCTGATGTAGTTGGATTAGAGGGAATACATATCGAATGTAAAAGAGTTGAGAAATTAAATATATATAATGCAATCAGCCAAGCTAACGCAGATGCAAACAAGGAAGAGTTACCTACAGTATTTCATAGAAAGGATAGGTCAGAATGGCTAGTTACAATGTCCCTTGATGATTGGATGACTATATATAAAGGGAGTGGATTAGGATAATGCAATCAAAGAAAACATTTAATAAAATAGCTTATAAATTAGCGGAGAAGTTAGCAGATGAACAGTTTATAAAATGGTGTAGTGAATTAGATACAGAGATATATAAGTGCTTAGATAAGGCTTGGGAGGTCGAAAAAATAAGCAAAGAAAGAAAAGAACGTATAAAAAATAGATTTGCTGCAGCAATGATGGAAAGGAGTAAAGAGAATGAGTAATAGAGCAATAGTAGGTAGTATAGGTTGCATAGTTATAGGGCTGGTAAGTTATTTATTACATAGTCCTGGTTGTTTATGGGGTTTAATTTTAGTAATAATGTTAGTTGAAACAATATGAAGTTCAAGGCAAACGGTGTTAGATTACAGTATAACGAATCAAGAAAAGTTGAAATCGTAATAAATACTGATGAAAATGTACATATAGAAGATTTAAAAGAAATTATAGCAAAAGGTAAAGAATTAAATGTGGAGATTAAGCAATTTCGTCGAAAAAGGTCAATGGATTCTAACGCTTATATGTGGGTGTTATTATCAAAAATGGCTGATGTACTTAAAACTACAAAGGATGAATTGTATTTGCGGATACTAAGCAGATATGGAGTGTTTACACACGTTGTAGTTAAAGAAAACGTAGTCGAAAGAGTAAAAAGCGAATGGAAGACAGTTAGAGAACTAGGGAAGGTCATTATAAATGGACAAGAAGGAGTGCAAATGCAGTGTTTCTTCGGTAGTCATGATTATAACAGTAAAGAAATGAGCGTGCTTATAGAAGGCATAGTAAGCGAATGCAAGGAGTTAGGGATTGAAACTATATCGAATAGAGAGTTGGAAATAATGAAAAATGCATGGGGGAGATAATATGTTAGCAGTAATAAATATATATCCAATAAAGTCATTTAAGGAACGCATAAAGCTAGTTAAAGAGTTGAAAGGTGTGATTACCATAGAAGATAATTACATATACAGTATAGAAAATGTTAAGGGGGCTAAATAGTGATAGGTGATGACTTAGAAAAACAAGTTGAATTGCATGAATTACGTAAAAATATGTACATAACTGAAAAAGAATATTTGCTTAAAACTATGATGGGAGGGCCACAAGGATATAAACCTATAAATTATGAAGGTATGCCACATGGAAGCGGTGGAACTGTAACATTGGATAGGGACTGGGAACATATGAGAAAACTAGATAATATGATTAATTTAGAGCAATGGGCAATAGATTCGTTAACATCGCAAATAGTAGGTATGAATACTAAGATAAAGGAATTGAAGGGATTGGATGCACAAGTTATAGCATTAAGAGATTTTAAGGGGAATACATTACAAGAAATTGCGGACTTGCTAGGATACGGGGTAGATAGAATAAAACAAGTTAGTTGTAGAAACCCACGACAAACGGCATAAACACTACACTTTGTATACACCTAAAATACATAATTCATGTGATATAATGGTATTATAATAAATAGCAAGAATACAAATACATATTAAACAAGATGCACATTGAGGGATATTCGCCTTTGATGTGCTTTTATTATATCTAAAAGGAGCTGAATACATGAGATGTATAAAGAAGTAATACTAAAAGAAGAAGAACTGACCAACGATCAAGAAGAGTTTAAAAAGATGATGGAAGATAGAGCAGATATAAATGAGAAAGAATGTCGTAAATAATATGTGGGTATAGTGTAATGGCAACACAATGGTCTCCAAAACCATTAATCAAAGTTCGAACCTTTGTACCTGTGCCAATAAGAACCCCCCATAGAGGGCAGGATAGCACTTATGCATGAGTGTGGTTAGCAATGGTCTAGTAGATGAAACTACTCTGGTTGTTAACAATAAATAGTGTAATTAGCGTGAAAGTTGAGATAAATTAGGAGTGATGAAATGGGACGTTTAATAAGATATATGTACAAGAAAAACATTACAAGAATGAATATGTTTATGTATGTGTTAGCAATGATATTGTTGTCTTATAACAAAGCGGCTATAGGGTTTATAGTATATACAATATCAGTAGTGATTGAATTGATAATATTAAATAATAAGCGATATATAATGTCAGAATTAAAAGTATTGAATAATGAAATGAAGAGATTAACAAAGTAATAATTATAGACGATGAGTGTTAACCACATAAGGGGGGATAGAAGATGTTAGATGAAAGACAATATAAGGCTATTGAATGTAAGGTAACTGGTGGCAACATCACTGAGATTGCTAAGTTTAGTGGGGTTTCAAGAAATACAATATATAAATGGATAGAGTTGGAGGAGTTTAAGGCTGAGGTAGCCAAGTGTCAACAGGAGTTTATTTCTTCCACAATACAGAAGGTTACATCATATGGACCAAAGAACATGGATGGCATAGTATGGCTAGCTGAGCACGCGGAAAGCGAGAAGGTAAGGCTAGATGCTAGGTTATCATTGCTTAGTAAGTTAGTGCCTAACATGACAAAGGTATCTGTAGACGATGTTAGAGGCACTAAGGATAATGTAACAATAGATATATTAGATAAAGAGTTAAGCGACGCTGATAACGAATAAGGCTATCACTGATGTGAGTGAGGTTTTGACTGCCTAAAGTATCACAAAAGAGCCAGTTTACTACATATCAGTAATGAATATACAGAAATGTAATGCATAAAGCATGATTAGTGCATAAAACTACTGTATATTATGGTTTATGCATTGATTATGTCGTTGTTATAGTATATAAAATGATAACCTAAGATTAACGAATAAGGCTATCACTGATGTGAGTGAGGTTTTGACTACCTAAAGTATCGATTTAATAATGTCGTGAAAACATTATTTCACGACATTGCACTATAATATTAAACAATAATTATTATTATAAAAGATAAAGGGGTACACTTCTAAAATAGAAATTGTGAAATGCTGTGCAGTTGACCCTATAGTTTTTTATTATATTTTTCTACCCTCAAAGGTTTAATAAGTACCACTCGATTTAAAATCGGTAGGTAAATGGAAACTTGCAAATATAGTTTTAGATATAAAGAACGAAGGTGATTAAAATAGATGAAGCCACGATAAATAGAAAATTATTATTTAAATATTTAAAAAAGTTATATTCAGTTAAACGAGCAAAAGAATTAATGCATGAAAATATAAATAATTTATTTGGGTTTCGAGGATTAGCATGGTCAGTTGGAAAGAGAGATTTAGAATATTTTTGTTTATATTTTTTACAAGATACATTTGTTCCTAAGGAAAATAATATAACAAGAAATTTGGCACCAGTACATTTGGAAGTTTGGAATGAATTGCAAAAGATGTTTGTAGAAGATTTATGGGATAAGGAAGAATTTATTTTACCTCGTGGAGTAAGTAAATCTACAATCATAAATAAAGCACTCTCATGTTGGCTACACGCTTATAAAAAGAGTGGGTATACAATAGTAATAGGTAATAAGGAAAATGATGCTGTACAGTTTATAGCTGACACAAAGAAGATGCTTGAAAATCCTTATATTGTTAAAGCCTTCGGTAAACTATTTGATAAAAAAGACCGCACAGTTAATAAACAAGAATTAGAGTTAACTAATAATACTAAGATACAAGCGTTCTCGTGGGGCTCAAGTGTCAGAGGTACTACTTACGGTTCGGTAGATGGAATTGTAAGACCTGCTTGTATAATCCTAGATGATGTACTCAGTGAAGATGATGTATTAAATGATGGAGCAAAAGAAAAGGTATTAAATAAATTTTATAAAGAAATTGCAGAGGTTGGAGATACCGAAGTTATTAGAAATGGTATTAAAATTAAATCAGCTAGTAAATTTCTAGTAATAGGCACACCTTTATCTAGTACGGATTTTATTAATACGGTTTCAGAAGACGTAACATTTAAAGTATTCCATAGACGAGTTGTAGATTTTAATATAGATGATTATTTTGAAAATCACCCTAGGTGGAAGCATTACAAGACTTTATTATTCAATGATAAAATTGATAAAGAAGATAAAGATATAATGCTTAAAGAATATTATACAAAATATAAACAAGAAATGATATTTGAAACTATATGGGAGAAATACGAATGTGATAAACTGGCTCAAAAATATTTTAGTAAAAGAATAGCATTTATGCAAGAGTTGATGTGTGATTGTCAGAATGTCGGTAATAAGTGGTTCAAAAGTGTTAGAACTCAAAGTGTAGCCGATATTGAGGAGCATATATTTGATAAAACTATGTTAATTTGTGATCCTGCTTCAAGTACAAATGATAAATCGGATTATAGTGCATTAGCAATAGGGTCCGTATGCGATGCTAATGGGTTTACATATATAAGAAAAGGTTTATTAGTTAAATTAAGTTTTACAGACTTATGCAACAAAATAATAGTGTTATTAAAGCAATATATAGATATTACTCATGTGAGTATAGAAAAAAACTTATATATGGGTACTGATATATTAAAGCTTCAAGAATTAATTGCAAAAGATGATGAATTAAAAAATAGAAACATTACTTTTATCAACAAAATGCAGAAAACTAATAAAGATGAAAAGATTGCTACGATTATAGACCCTGTTAATACAGGCCAAATAATATTCAATGAAGAAGATAAGAAATTCACAGAACAGATATTGGATTTCAGTGGTCAAAAATTTACTGTTCATGATGATGCTATTGACTGCGTGGCACAATTTACAATTGACGTACAAACCATTGAAGTTATTCAAATAGTAACAATTCTCGATAAAAGAATGTTTTTCTAGCATCTATTATATAGGTGTTATTTTTATGTCTAAAAAGAAGGTGAGCAAATGAAATTAAGTGATTTAATTAAAAAGTTATTTGGGAAAAACAGCAATGGATTAAATTTACATAACCCTGAACACATGGCATTAGTTAAAAAGATATATGGAACATACAACGGATGCAAATTTGAGTATGAAAATATGTATCGTTACTACAAAGGCGACACAGATGCAATGAGAAAGTATAAATTTGTAACTGAAAGGTCTAATTTAAAGGTCAATACAAACTATATTAAAAAATTTATCAAAGAAGAGGTTTCATATACTGTCGGGAATGATATAACATATGAGTCTAGGAGTAACAACGCTGATATCATAAAGGATATTGATTATTATACTGCTCATTGGAGCGAGTTACATGAAACTGATTTAATGAAGTACTTATTAGTGTTTACAAAGGTATATGAAATTTATTATCTTGATGAAAATGCAGATTTTTGCAGTAAGATAGTAAAACCCACAAATGGCTATGCTTATACAGATATTGGCGGCAAAGTGCTATTTTTCATTCATACTTTCAAAAATGACTTTGATACTATTAATCAATATATAGATATTTATACAGACAATTATATTTATCATTATGATAGTAAGTTCAATGAGATAGCTAGCCCCACTACAAACATATTTAAGGGTGTTCCAGTGTCCGTTGGTAAATTGACATTAGAAGAATATCACGATAGCTTATACAAGGATATAAAAGGCATTCAGGACGCGCTTGAAACAAATTTCAGCGATTCTAGTAATGAAATAAGCGATTTTAGAAATGCTTATATGGTTTTCAAGGGTGCAAAACTCCAAAAAGAAGATATTCCCAAGATGAAAGAACAAGGAATAATTGAAATGCCTGCAGTTGGTGGAGATGTTTCATGGCTGACTAAAGATATTAAGGATTCTTTTATAAAAGGGACACTTGATAGATACGTAGATACAATGTATCAGATAAGTTGCCATATCAATCATAATGAAGGCATGGTTAGTAATTTAAGCGGAATCGCGTTGAGGTCAAGGCTTATAGCTTTGGAGAATAAGTGTGAACTTGAAGAAAAAGCACACAGAGATATAGTTAAAAACCGAAATATGTTTTTATGCCAATATTTGAACCTTAAAAAGAACAAAAATTATGATTATAAAGATATTATTCCTCTTTATACACCTAATATTCCTACAGATGATCTTGCAGTAGCGCAAATGTTAGCACAGATACCAGAGGGTCTTATATCCAAAGATACTCAAAGAGGGTTATTTAGTTTTATTAGCAATAAGGTGACTGAGGCAGAAAAAGTTAAAAAAGAACAGGATGAGGAAATGCCGGACTTCGATTTAGATAAAGTGACTGCGGATGAGTAGTTATAGTGATAAAGAGGAATTAGATTTTATTGAAAGTCTTTACAACGAAGCTGATAAACAGATAAAAGAAGTATACAGGGAACAGAAAGACAATAGGGACAAATTATTACAACAAATAGCAACTATCATGCTTACATATACCGTTTTAAATGACTTAATGAAGCTTTCTAAGCAAGATAAAAAGAAAGAGTATAATAGGTTGTCTAAGATGGTTATAGATGGTGCACAGGGTCAAGGGATAACTCAAAATAGAGTTATAAAGGAATTGTTAACAGACACCGCAAATAAAACCTTTAATTTTTATAGTTACAATGTCGGACTTAAAGATGTTAAAGAAATTATAGGCAATAACTTTAAAGGAAAACATTTTAGCACTAGGGTTTGGACTAATGAATCGGATGTGGCCAAGCACCTCCATAAACAGATTAATGATTTTCTTAAAGGTAAGATAAATGTTAACCAAATTAAAAGAAATATTGAAAAAACATATAATAATAGTGCTTATAATTCTCGGAGGCTTGTTGAAACGGAGATTAATCGTGTTGAAGATGAATCATTTAAGAAATTCTGCAGAGAAACAAACGTAAAAAGAGTTATGAGAAATGAAGAAATGGATTCAAGGACTTGCAGTGAATGTGCCGCAATAAATGAATATATATATGATTTAGCAGATGCACCAGGTTTATTGCATCCATTATGCAGAGGATTTAATACTATAGTCGAATAATTAAGGAGGGGTTAGGATATGCAAGAGAAGTATACTGTAGTCACGGGTATAAATTTGGATTCAATTCCCCTATTAAAACTTAATACTAGAACTGGGGATATGAAATTAGATAATAAAGAATTATCGACAGTAACTGAAATTAGTTTCAAATTAATTGGTGGCGGTATCAACGGTCTATGCGAAATAAATATGAAATTTGGGGCAGATGTAGAACTTGATGGAAAGATACTACTAGAATCATGTTGCAATTTAAAAAAATTAATGAAGGCGATTAATGAAAATCCCCTTCAAAAATAATTAAATGTTCATGCCTGTAACACAAATACGGATATAATTTTTATCGGTTACATTTATTAGACTTTTACTGTCAAGAGTCTCTAGTATAGTCTCAATATCATTTGTACTTAAATCAGGTATATTTAAATCTAAGGCGGTTATCATCTTATCACTTTTGGCGAAGTGATTTTTAAGATAGGCTAATACAATTAAAGAATTATTATCTAACATTTTAAACAGCTCCTTTCAATAGTATTTTAACATAATATAGAAAGATAAATTTAATAATATCATTTATAGTCTTAGGAAACTAAGGCTTTTATTGTGCCCTTAATATGGCATTAAACTGTTTAAGCTCGTCTTGTGGGCATTTTGTGTACAAGGGGTGTAACTATATTAAAATAATAAAAATTTATGTCCTAGGGTAGTACATGTAGTCTAGGGGGTAGGAGGAATATATGTTAAAGAAAGATTTAATCGAAAAAATAAAGGCCTTAAAAGATGATGAAGATATTAATATTTTGTTGGTTGGAACTGATATTGAAACACAATTTACAGCAAGTGGATTAACATTGAATGCATTTAAAGAGAAAATGAAAACAGACAAAGATTTTAAAGCTTATGGTGAAAGCGAAAATGATAAATATCACACTAAAGCCCTTAAAACTTGGAAAGATAATAACTTAGAAAAGGAACTTGAGCCATATATAACAGCTAAGTATCCTGACTTAGTTAAAGATCCAATGCAAAAGAAATTTTTAGAGCAAGAAAAGAAAATAGAACAAATGGAAAAAGCATCTGCTAGAAAGGATCTACTTACTGAGGCGATGAAGTATGGTGCTGAAAAGAAGTTGCCAGCAGGATTTATTGATAAGTTTCTAGGTGAGGATCTAGATACTACAAAAGCTAATTTAGATGTATTGGCAGTGGATTGGTCAAAAGGACTTGAAACGAGCATGAATGAAAGACTTAAAGCTAGTTCTTATGTTCCTGGCGGAACTGATAAGGATGGCGCAAAAGTTTCAATTGGTGCTTCAATGGCAGCGCAAAATAATGACGCAAAGGTTGTTACAAATGACCCTTGGGCAAGTAAATAAGAGGAGGAATATTAAATGTCTTTTAAAAAAGAAATTTATACAAGCGACTTAGAAATATTAGTTACACCAGCAAATCTAATTAGTTTCAGCGGTACAGTCCTAGCAGAGGACATAACAGCAGATGAAAACGGAAGGAAATACGTTGCGACCGGAAGCTTAATTGATGCTGATGGAAGAATAGTTACTCAAATTGGTGTTGCTGGTTCAGAAACATTATCTACCGTACCAGTTGGCATCCTATATAAAACTGTAGATGTAACAAATGGTGATGAACCTTGTTCACTAATAGTTGAAGGTTACTTAAGATCAGACAGAGTATTAAATGGCTTTGCGACAAAAGGAATTACAGCAATTAAAGCAGCTTTACCAAATATAAGATTTAGATAATAGGAGGAATATTAATATGCCAAAATTAGCAGAAGTATTTAACACAAACGAAATTATAAATTATTTCAAGGAAAGACAAGTTACACCAATGTTAGGTGAAGCTTTATTCCCAGAAAAAAAGATTCAAGACATTGAATTTGATATGATATTAGGTTCAGGTGGTTTACCCGTAAGCGCGAGTGTGCATGCTTTTGACACAAAAACACAATTAGCTAGTAGAGAGGCTATTGAAAAAGGTGTTCAAAGTTTAGCATTAATCAAAAGACAAATTAAGATAACTGAAAAGGAACTAATCAAAATTCAGAATCCTCGTTCAAATGCTGAGTTATCGTTTGTTTTAGCTCAACTTTACAAGGATGCGGAGAAAATGGAAGAAAGTATAAGAGTAAGGGCTGAAGCTATGAGAATGGAAGTTATTTCTAGTGGAAAAGTTGCAATAGATGAAAATGGTGTTGCGGTTACCATAGACTACTTAGTTCCAGCCGGAAACAAGTTGCCTTTCAATTGGAGTGCTCAAACAACTGCTACACCACTTATTGACTTAGAAAAAATAGCTTCAGCTGTTGAAACAGAATGTGGAAGTAGACCAGCGAGAGCGATGACTTCAAGAAAAATAATGAAGGCTATTTGTGCTTGTACTTCAATTAAGAAAGCAATCCTTGGAAGTAATTCAGATAAGCTTGTAACTTTATCATTACTAAACGACTTACTATCACAATCTGAGTTACCTATTCTATTAGTAAACGAAGGTAAATACAAGATAGAAACAGCTACAGGGGTCTCAACAGTAAGATATTTTCCGGAAAACATTATATCTATGTTTGGTTCAGATACTTTAGGCGAAACAATCTACGGATTAACTGCAGAAGAAGTAAAACTTATTGGTGATGGCAACATGGAAACTGCAAGCATGGTTGGGAATGTTTTTGTAGGAACTTATACGAGTGTAGATCCTGTCGCAGAATTTACGAAAGCAGCAGCAACTGCAATTCCAAGTTTTCCACATGCAGATGAACTCGGAATAGCAACAATAACACTTTAATTTAAAGGGGAATTAATTTTCTCTTTTTATTTATGTAAAGGGAGGTATTTATGGACCTTACAAGAGATCAACGAAAAGCTATACTTACAGTTAAAAATTATTTGAATGCTAATGGTAATTTAAAATATTCAGATGATTATATGATGAAAGAGTTTGAGCTCGCAATAGATGAATTAGTGGAAAGCTCGTTAGCTATTAAATCTATTAAAACTACAGGAATAAAATCCAAAAGTGATGGTGTTCAAAGTGTAACTTTTGAAAACAATATAGAAGCCTGGACTATAACTGACAATGTGAGGGCGTTGTTACCTTTACCATTTATAAGGATGCATTAAGATGGTGCTTTTTAAGAATGCAGACCTAACCTTGTACAACAAGTATTATGATGTAATTGACGACATAGATAAGTACCAAAGAACAGTAATAAAGGGTGTAAACTGGCAAGGGAAACGAAACGGAACAGTATCTGATAAAGGATTGCTATTAGCTGATAGCATCCTTATCATTATTGATAAATTAGATAATTATATTTCACCTAAAAGGTTTAGAAATTTATCTGATGATGAAAGAGTGAATTATTTTACTTTAGATATGGGAGATAAAGTTGTAAAAGGTGTAATTGATTTTGAAATTACAGGTGTTAAACCTAATTCCATTGCTGACCTAGAAAACAATTTTGATGATGTAGTAAATATAATGTCAACTAGAGAATTAAGCGGACATTGGGAGGTGGAAGGCAAGTAATGGGTATACATATAAATATGGATGCTACACAAAAAATTCTATTGAAAAGATATTTAAATTCTAATGGTGGAGCGCAGGTTAAATTTACTAAAGAATGTGCAAAACAAATGAACAACTATACACCATTTTTAACTGGTAGACTGAAAGATATGATGGTTCAAATTAATCCAACTAATGTAACTTATAATGCTCCATATGCCAAACAACAATATTATGGAAATGCCGGTAATGGTAAACAAGGTACATCAATGGGCGGAATAAGAGGTAAGCAATGGGCTCCTCGCATGTGGAGTGCAAAAGGAACTGGGATAGTTAGTACTGTCGCTAGTTTTGTAGGAGGTCACGTATGATTGTAGAGGCAGTTAGAAACTTTATAATGAAATGTCCTTATCTACAAGAGTTTGAAGGTATATCGGGACTTGTAAAAGTAAATGTTGATTACCTAGAAGAAAATTCAACTGTTTATTCGATAGAAGAGGTTCCTGTGGATCCAGTAGTAAAAAAATATATAAATGGTGATAGTATCAGACAATTTCAATTTATATTTTGCAGTCGAGAGCCGTATGGAGCTGATGTTCTGCAAAATATATCTAATAGTGGATTTTACTTTAATTTTGCAAATTGGATTGAAGAGCAAAATAATATAGAAAACTTTCCTTTATTGGTGGTTAATTGTGAAGCTACAGAAATTAAAGTATTAAGTCCTGGATATGCTTTTCAAGTTGATGTGGATAAAGCAAGATATCAAATAGAACTCAGATTAAAATATTATAATAAACAGGGAGGAATTTAATTATGGATATACGTAAAAGAAAAATACAAGCAAACTATTTAAAAGTTAAAGAGGATTTTGAACTATTAGGAACAGGTTTCACAGAACTTAACGAAAGTCCATCGGCACAAACAGCCTCTAAGAGATATATAAATCAATCTAGTGCTAGTCAATCCATTACAGGCTACGAATGGTCTACTTCATTCAACGCTGACCAAATTGTGTCAGAGAATGCAATAGATTATATTAGAAAAATTGGTGAAATGCAACTTACGGGAGTAGATACAGAAACAGAGTATCTAATAGTAGACTTAGACAAGCCATCCGTTGGAGAGGAAGAGAGTTTTAGAGCAAGACAATTTAATGTTGCAATTCAAGTAGATAGCTTTGATGATAATGATGGAGAATTAGGAATTAGTGGTTCTTTGCTAGGTATCAGTGACCCGATAGAAGGTACTTTTGATATTTCTACAAAAACATTTACAGAAGGATTTAATTCAATTGCATAAGGAGGAATTTAAATGTTAATTAATAATGTAGAATTAGAAGAGTTAGATATTTTTGATTTAGAAACTGCCGAAAAATATGAAAAAGCTTTAATTAAGGTTACTGAAGAAGCTAAAGAAACAGAGGGTATATCTATGTCGGCGTCTATCAGAAAACAATGTAATGCAGTATTTAATTGTTTTAACACCATGTTCGGAGAAGGCACTGATAAAAAAATATTTGGTAATAAAACAAATATACTGCTATGTCTTAAATCTTTTGAAGAATTAATTGAGCACACCAACGAACAGAAAAAAGAACTAGAAAAATTAACTAATAAATACTCACCAAACAGACTTAATCGTAGAACCAAGAAGTAATGAATATACTTATTGACATTTTGCCTACAAAAATTGAAATAGAGGGTGTGGAATTTGATATAAATTCAGATTTTCGCACTTCTATGCTTTTTGAAATGATGATGTCTGATAATGAATTAGATGATAAACAAAAAATAGAACAAGCCCTACGCCTTTATTATCCTAAGATCCCAGATAATATTAATAAAGCTATGGAACAGTTACTTTGGTTCTATAGATGTGATAAAGATATAGTTACATCAAATGTAAATAGTAACGGAAAAGGCAAGAGTACACAAATTTATTCTTTTGATTTTGATGATGATTATATCTATTCTGCATTTTTAGACCAATATGGTATTGACTTACAAGACATTGAGAATCTGCATTGGTGGAAATTCAAAGCTTTGTTTAAATCTCTTAGAGAAGATAATGAGATAGTTAAGATAATGGGTTATCGTACTATGGATTTAAACAAGATTAAAGATAAAGAAGAGAAAGCACACTATAAAAAAATGAAGGATTTGTATAAAATACAAAGTAAAGTAAGTAAAGACGAGATTGAAAAGCTTGATAGCATTAAAAAGGCTTTGCTTAATGGAGGAAAATTGTCGAAACTATTGTAGAATATGCTCCTATATTGTATAATTATGTTATATAAAAGGGGGTTATTTTATGAAAAAGAAATTAATAGGTGTTTTTCTATGCGCAATTATATCTTTAAGTTTTGTAGGGTGCGGATTTACTGATGGAGTTAAAAACGGGTATGAAAAAGGAAAAAAAGAAAATAGTGAATCAGAAAACAAAGGAAATGTTGTGGCTGTAAAAAAGGATATCGAAAAAGTTAAGTTTAATGTTGATTGGGAAAAATGTATAGAAGATACTAAAACCGAATTAACTAATCCAAAGTACTTTGATTATGTAAAAAATATATATATAAAAGTCGAAGATGAAAGAATAACATTTACAGCTGCTCTAGCAGATTCTACAAATAATGATGTAGCACTTGATTTTTCAGATACTATTTTAAGACGATTTAATGCTAATGCACAAATGCAAGATGGTTCGGTAAAAGGTGGAAGTAAGGAATATCTAGGCGGAATTTATGATATTTATGATATATCTATCGGGATTGCTCCATTGAGTAAGGTTGAAATTCAGAAAGAATGGTATGTGTTTGATGCAATTGCTAAAACAGTACAACGGGAACCTAAATTACAAAAATAATATGTAAAAAAATAAGTACTTACAGAAATGTAGGTGCTTTTTTATTGAATAAAAAGAAGGTGATTAAAATCGAGGATATAAAATGCCCTTATTGCAATCATCTTTTACTTAGGGCTGTTTATGTAAAAGGTGAAATAAAATGCCCAAGATGTAAAAGAATAATTGTATTAGAAACACAAAAGACAGAGCTTAGAGCCACACGATAAGTAGTGAGCCAATGCCTGCTTTTTTTATTTTATAAAAAAGGTAGGTGATAAACATATGAGCGATGGAAGAATAATAATTGATACTTTACTGGATTCACACGGAATTGAAAATGGCTTAGGTAAGTTAGGTGGTATTGCCGGAGTTGCGTTAAAAGGCGTAGGACTTGCAGTCGCGGGTGTTGGTACGGCGCTTCTTGGCATTGGAGGGTATGCAGTAAAAGTTGGCTCAGATTTTGAAGCTGGCATGTCTAAAGTAAAAGCAATCTCGGGTGCTAGTGCGGAAGACATGGTGAAATTAAGCAATAAAGCTAAAGAAATGGGGGCTACTACTAAGTTTAGTGCGACAGAATCAGCAGAAGCCTTAAAATATATGTCAATGGCTGGATGGAAAACAAATGACATGCTAAGTGGTTTGCCTGGCATAATGAATCTAGCCGCAGCGAGTGGAGAAAATTTAGGGGCCGTAAGTGATATAGTAACAGATGCATTGACCGCATTTGGAATGAAGGCAAAGGATAGTGGACATTTTGCAGATGTATTGGCACAAGCTAGTTCTAATTCCAATACCAACGTGGCAATGCTCGGTGAATCTTTTAAATATGTTGCACCGTTGGCGGGTTCGCTAGGGTACAGTGCAGAAGATACGTCTATAGCATTAGGTTTAATGGCAAACAGTGGAATCAAAGCTTCGCAATCAGGGACTAGTTTAAAGACTGCTTTAGTAAATATGGTTAAACCAACCGACAAAATGAAAACTGTTATGGACCAATACGGGTTAAGTTTAACCAACGTAGACGGCACAATGAAACCATTAAAAACCGTAATGGATGAATTAAGAACCAAAATGGGCGGGTTGGACAAAGCAACACAAGCAAATGCGGCAGCTACATTATTTGGTAAGGAATCTCTGGCAGGTATGTTGAGTGTCATCAACGCAAGTCCAGCGGATTATAAAAAGTTAACTGATTCTATTTACAACGCAGATGGTGCAGCTGAAAAAATGGCCAAAACTATGAATGATAATTTGCAAGGGAAAATTGTTTTATTAAAAAGTGCTTTAGAAGGTCTTGGAATACAAATATATGAAAAAATGAAAAAACCTCTTACAGATGCAGCTGAGACAGCAATAGTAAGTTTGTCTAAGCTTTCTAAAAGTTTAACCAGTGGAGACTTAGCGGATAGTGTTGATAAAATAGCATTGGGTTTTGCTAATTTAATGAAATGCATTGCTGAGGGCGTAGTTACGTGGTTACCTAGAATTATTACTGCTTTTGCATGGATCATGGATAATGGCATAGGGATAGCAACAATAATCGGTGGTATAACAGCAGCGATTATTGCATTCAAAGTAGGTGCGATAATAACAGGTGTAATTGCGTCATGGCAACAAGCAAAGCTCGCCATGGCTCTATATTCAATGTCGGCTGGTGGGGCTACGATAGCCCAAGGGGTGATGAATGGAGTATTTACAATTTGGGAGACTTTGGTCGCTTTATTTACAGGTAAAATAACTTTAGCAACAGCAGCAACAGCTTTATGGACAAAGGCACAAGTGGCATTAAGTGCTGTGATGAAGGCCAATCTTATCGGAATTATTTTAGTTGCTATAGTCGCATTGGTAGCAGCCACAATTTATCTATGGAAAACAAACGAAGGATTTAGAAATGCAATTATAGGGATATGGAAATCTATTTCAGATTTTTTCGTGGGAATATGGGATGGCATTATTGGTTTTTTTACAAAAACAATACCAGCGGCTTTTAATAGTTTTATAGCAATAGTAAGTGAATTACCTGGTAAAATAGGTGCTTTTTTTACAAACATTTACGATGGATTTATAACTTGGGGTGCAAGCGTGATAGATTGGGTGACTACTACGATACCTCAGATAATTAATAATATAATTACGTTTTTCACAGAGTTACCAGGTAAAGTGGCTACAGTATTTACAGACGTTATAAACAAAATAATCGAGTGGGGAACTAATGTAATAACGTGGGTAACTACTACAGTGCCACAAATAATAGAAAGTATACTAACGTTTTTCAATGAACTCCCTGCAAAACTTGGAGATGCACTAGGTTTTGCACTAGGCGCTATAATTAAGTGGGGCTTGGATACATGGAATTATCTTGTAACTAATGTGCCTATATGGATAAATGCGGTTGTTACATTTTTCAGTGAACTACCAGGCAAAATATGGACATGGCTAGTTAATGCTTATACGAAAATAGTAACATGGGGAAGCCAAGTATATAGCAATATGTCAACAACGATTAGCAATGCAATAACCGCGGTTGTTACGTTCTTTAGTCAGTTACCGGGAAAGATTTATACATGGTTAACTAATGCTATTTCTAAAATAGTAACATGGGGTTCGCAAATGTATAGCAAAATGACAAGCGCTGCAAGTAATGCTATAAATGCAGTTATAAATTGGTTTGCTCAGTTACCGGGTAGAATTTGGAGTTGGTTGCTTAATACAATTTCTAAAGTGGCACAGTTTGCCATTAATCTAAGGTCTAAGGCGCGTGAAGCAGGCTCTAATATGGTAAGCGGTATAATGAATGTTGTTACTAGTTTGCCAGGTAAAATGGCTGATATAGGCGCCAATATTGTTAAGGGAGTATGGAATGGTATTGCAGGGTCCATAGGTTGGATTGGAAATAAAATAAGTGAATTTTGCAGTGGTGTTGTTGCCGGATTTAAAAAGGGAATGGATATCCATTCCCCCTCCAAGATTATGAGAGATATTATAGGCAAGAACATAGTTAAAGGTATTGGAGTCGGCATAGACGTTGAAACTCCTAACTTACAAAAAGATATAGACAGTAATTTAAATAACCTTACAAATAAAATGAAAGGTACTGTAGATTATGAAACTGCTAGAACTACAGCAAAAGTTGTTGCATATCAGAATTATAAAACAGAAGGTACAACCGCAACCGATGAAAGCAATAAGAAAAATAACAATCAAACATTTATTGCAAAATTAATTGTAGACGGTAAAGAGTTTACGCAAACTGTAGTTGCTCCGCATCAAGCGGTATTAAATGATTTTTATAAGGGGAGGTGATTAGATGTTAAAAGAAGGTGAGATATATTTTAACAATAATACCAGTATTAATCTTAATTTATTTTTAGAAGAATATCCATCTATACCAATTTCGAGTGAGGAATACGAGGAAATACCAGTCGAGGGCAAGAATGGAATGCTATTTATTAATAAAGGAACTTATCCTAACAAGGTAGTTCCTTTTAATTTTACTATTTTATCGGAAGAAATTGAAGTTGATTTTGATAAAGTATACGAATGGCTTTCTCAAATCGAAGATAATAGATTTGTTTTTGGTAGAGCAGATAGGTGTTATATAGTTAAAAAAATAATATTTGGAGATTTGCAAAAGGAATTTAGGAATATAGGAAATTTTTCAGTTAATTTTATATTTGAGCCTTTTAAATCAGACTTAGAAAAAATAGAACATATAATAACAACTGATAACTACACCTTTGAATACATTGGAAATGCACCAGCTGAATCCTTAATAAAAATTTATGGCAATGGAAATATCCAAATAACAATTAATGGCGAAACAATGCAGATATTAAATGTAGATAATTATATAGAAATAGATAGCAAGCGAATGCAAGTAAGAAATGCAGATTTAACCTCTAAGGATGATGATACTTTAGGTGATTACACTGTGTTTGAAAAAGGTACAAACACAATTTCCTATACAAATAATGTTACGAAAATAATAGTAGAATACACTACTAAATACAAATAAGGCGGGGCGATATGAAAAAACAAATAAAAGTAGCGTATTTCCCCTCCGATGCTACTAAAGACATAGTTTTAGGGAGCAACGGAAAAAGTTTAGATAATTATTGCATTAAATGTAATACGGAAGAAGATCTAAGCACAGGGAATTATATTTTGGATGGTACCTTTTTGATAGAGGATAGTCTGCAGACTTTATTGCAAGAAGAAGCAATCTTAAAAGTATTGTTGGATTATGGAGAAGAAGTATTTAGGATTAGCAAGGTTACTGTAGGCACTAGATATATAGATATAGTTGCAAGACAGATAACTATTGCAGAGGAATTAACGTTGTGGTTAGAGGATGTAAGGCCTACTAAAATGAGTGGTGCTAGTGCTAGTAGCTATTTAACTGCTAATGCAACAGGGACTAAAGAGATACAAGTTATTTCAGATATTTCTGCAATTTCTACCGCTTATTATATGCGGATGAATCTATACGAAGCACTTCATGATTGCGACCAGTCATTTCGAAATAGGTGGGGAGGAGAAGTTTTAAGACGTGCCTATATAGAAAATATTAATGCTCGTATAGGCACAGATAGAGGCCTTACCATAAGAGAAGGTAAAAACCTTGTGGGGTTTGAATGCAGCTCTAATATAGAAAATCTCGTTACAAGGGCACGTGGTCAAGGTTTTGATGGAATTTTAGGTAATTACATAGATAGTCCTCTTATTAATAATTATAACCGTGTCTATACAACTATTATCAAGTATGAGGATATTAAAGTTAAGGATGAAAATAATGAAGACGATGATGAAGGATATGACACACTGGAAGAAGCGCAAGTCGAACTTGACAGAAGGATACAAGCGGAATACGACAAAAATTGTATAGATAAAGTTAAAGCGAGTTATGAAATTAATTTTATACAGTTAGAGAAAACAGAGGAGTATAAGGACTACATTGTTGCCGAAAGGGTGTACTTAGGGGATAGCGTAAAAGTATATATACCCAAGTTAAAGGTTGACATAAAAGTGAGGGCAATGGTTAAAAGATATGATGTACTATCACAGAGAACAATGGAAATTAAGCTAAGTAACTTTATAGAGCCCGAGTCGCTTAGCATGAAACAAATTATAGATAAATTAGAATCTATGGATAGTACAGAAAGTATATTGCAAAAAGCTACAGAAAATGCGACAACCCTTATAAAGGCTGGCCTTAAAAATTCACATGTAACAATAAAAGAAAATGAAATAATTATTGGTGACACTAAAGACATAAACACAATGACCAATGTTTGGAGATATAATAAAAATGGCTTGGGCTTCTCATCAACTGGCTATTTTGGTTCATTTGATACTGCTATAACTATGGATGGATCCATTGTGGGTAAATTTATTACGGCCCTAGAAATTAATGGCGAGCAAATTACGGCTGGCACTATAAAATCTAAAAATGGTAAAACATTTATAAACATGGAAAATGGTACGTTTGATTTAGCAGGTAGAGTTAAGTTTGATGGAGATAAATTCGATATAGATATAGGAGAAATTGGTGGAGCTAACTTGCTTACAGACAGTAATTTCGAAATGGGGATAACTAGTTGCGAGGGAATCAGCGTAGGCACAGAAGCTCGGATGGGTGTACCTCCCACATATTGCTTACCGCTTTTGAAAGGCGATAAGTGCATGTATATTCGTAATCCGGATGGGGATGCCTACGCAATTACTAATTTACGAGCATATATGCGCCCTAACACTTTGCACACTATTACTTACTGGTATAAGTGCGCTGGAGCAATAACTGGAGGGTCTTCTTTCGGTTATATAAATGGCGGCCCGTATACATTTCCCATTAACCCGCCAAATTTAATAGGAGATAATCAGTGGCATAGAGTCACTATCCCTTATACCAGTTCTGCAGACCCAAATGTTACACACATACAATTAAGATTTGGGTACGCCTCCGTAGGGGATAGTTGGATGGTTGTAAATTGCGTACAAGTAGAAGAGGGCGGGATAGCTTCTTCATGGACACCGAATGCTGATGAATTAAAAACAAGTTGCTTTGAAGTCACTAATTTACACGCAAGATTTACAGGTCAAGGTGGGTCTTATACAGAGTTTAACCCAAATTCGACAGGGTTAAAATATCACAAAAATAGTGCAGATGGTGGAAAAGATTATCACTATTTATTATATCGTGGAAGTGTAAGTAATATAGAAAGTCAAGATGCGCTTAGAATATATTTTCCGGAGGAATTCCGTGGCAAAGATTATCAAGTCGGATGGTGGGCGGGTAATGTATTTCCCAAAAATGCGACTGATTTGTTGTATTCTGCTAATGTAGAATTTGTAGATGAAAATAGAAACGAAGCGTGGATTGGACTAAGAGCATCCGTGATGGTAAGAAATCCTGCAACAGAAAGTTCGCCTTTTTGGAGGGGCAAAATGAATATAATGTATATGGTTATTGCATAAAGGAGGAATTTATAAATGGGATATAGCATAGAAGAGCATGAAGCAAATATGACGGTTTTTTATTCTAAAAGCACAGGAGAAATTAAAGGGATGGGGTCCGGCATCCAAGATTTTAAAATGTATGGAATTGATGCGGATGATTATAGTCTAATTTGGGACTTTATTATATTAGAAAATGATGATTATGTCTTGCAAAATCCTAATAATTTTAAAATGGATTTGAGCGGGGAAGAACCAGTATTATCTTTAAGGCAAGAAAGTGCAAATAAATATCCAGTAGCATCTGCTTAAAAAGTAGGTGCTTTTTCAATGCTAAAAATAATACAAAGGAGTGATAAAAATTGGAGAATCGTTATATTGTAAGATACGATTTAAAGAGTAAAATTTTAAGTAATATTAGATTTAAGCAAGGTGATACAGGCACTTGTGTGTTAGAAATGAACTTAACAAATAACGGAAAAGTTGTTGATATAACAGGCCAGAATATAGAATTTAAGTTTTTAAGAAATGACAAAAATATAGTAATACAAGATTTTAGCAAAGGAGTAGTTATTTTAGACCCATTAAAAGGTATTTTCGAGTGTACGCTAGAAAGTGCAGCCCTTGCGATTGCTGGATTAGTAAAATGTGAAATTTCTTTTAGTGAAGGTAATAATTTACTATCTACAGAAGCCTTTACCTTTATAGCAAGCCCGAGCATAGGCGCATTAAGCATCAATTACATATCAGAAATAAATAATAAAATAATTGAATGGAACACGGAATGTAAAAGAAATGAAAATGATAGAACTAACCTTTTTAATAGCAATGAAAAGAATAGGTCAACAGAATTTACTACAAAAGAAACCGCTAGAACTAACCTTTTTAATGCGAATGAGAAAGATAGGTCAACGGATTTTGGAGTAATTAAAAAGGACTATGATAAATACAAAAATGTAATGATTGCAGAAAGTAATGTTGCTGAATTGCAAAGTCAAATTAATAAGAATGTTGGAGAAATAGACGAGTTAATTGAGTTAACAACCGCACCTTCTTATTCCGTAGAGTTGAATCAAACTGCTAAGATGTTCAGTATAGGAACTGGAAAGAATGATGCTGGCGCAGATGTAGACGTGTCTAATTCAGTTGTGAATGGTATTGTGAACCACAGTATTGAAGGAAATACAAGCGATATGTATGTGGATGGAATTTTAAGCGATTTCAAAGGTAAAACTGTTGGGAGCATGTTTGAAAACCCTAATTTTGCAAGGTATTCTGATAGTGCTACTTCTCTAAGACCGCCAACATTGGTCGGTGAATCTGTTGATTACCTTAATATAGGTGTACTAGATGGCTCTGTAAGACAAGTGGCTTCCCTTGTATCGCTTGGAGCAATTCCACAAATGCAATTTTCCTTCGATATAATAAAAAGCTTTGAAAAAAGGTACGGAGCAATTCCAAGTGAAACGCAAACTACATCAAGTAAAATTGCATGGTTAAAAGCTAACGTAGTAAAAGCAGTAGGTAAATGGTATGGTTATGGGCTTTCTCCAAGCGGTAATAAAGCTTATTTAACATTTTGGGGAGGTTCAATTTGGACGATGATGGTAGAGAATACTGCATCAATCTCCACTCGTACTAGTTACGGACTGGATAATATTGATTCTATAGATGTAAATGGATTTTTACACTTCTTAGCTTATACAGATGCGTCCGACGGAATTACAAAATCCCTAGTTTACACAGATTATGTAAGTTTAGAAATGACTTTTAAACCCAGTTATAAAAGCGTAGGTGAGAATTTTGGTGGCAAGGAAGTTCATAAAATAGATGTTTTGAGTAGAGGAAAGAACTTATTTGACCCCCGCGGCATACTGGATGATCACTACTTAGGTATAAATCCTAATGATTTAGGTGAATTAGTATATACTTTAACAGGCAACAAGGCTACTCAAAATTATTGTGGGGTGAAACCTAACACAACTTATTACCTTAGTAAAAATGGGAACTTTTTAAGATTAGCTGTTTTCTTTTATGATGACAAGAAAGTTTGTATTGGTCGTGGAGGCAACACTGATGTTCCTTTTACTACATTAGCAAATTGTGAATATGTTAGATTTTATCAAACAAATCCTCAATGGGGCGACAAATTAGGTATTCAACTTGAAGAAGGGAAAGTAGCAACACCTTATGTGCCTTATGTAGAAGATGCGAGAACGTTAATATTAGAAAAACCCCTTAAGCGAATTAGCACCACAGCAGATGTATATAAAGAGGGTCAAGTTACTAGAAATATATCCGATTGGCTTACTTTAGATAGTAGTTTAGGTTGGAGTCCGAACCCTACAACTTTCAAGGGTTTTCAATCGTTTTATACAAATTTACCGCCCGTTCATACTGGTAAATTTGCTTCACAAAGCGATTTTGTTATTAAGTATAACGGTACATTATTGAAACATTTAAACACGGCATGGGAATCTGACAACTCACAATTAACTACTAACGGTCTTAATATGAGTGTTTCAAATAACGATAGTGGATTTTCAGATTTTTACGTACCAACAACATCGGAAATTAAAGCATATTTAAACGGGTGGAAAATGTGCCACACAGACGGTTTTTACCCTTACCTGTCAAGCTTAGTTCCTTATAATCCTAATACGTGGGCAGAGTGGACAAAACCAGTTGGCATTGTTGGTGATAGTACTGGATTAGAATTTACTGCGAATGGCAATACCCTCGGTGCACCTTACGATATGACAGTTAAGCCCCTTACTAAATATGGGTTACTTTATAATGTCGTTTCATCAAATCTTGATGGTATACTAAATTCTGCTTCTGCTACCCGAGGACTTGCTTTCGGCAATTTGCCTAAAACTATTGGGAATAATAAGATTGTAGGTACTTCTAATGCAACCAATTTAGACTTAGGAGCAGTAATCTATACTGGAGCCGATAGCACTAAAGGCACTAAAATTAAATTAAAGGATATTAGGATATTTGAACTACCTACAGGTTCTCAAATAGAAACAAATTTTAATACATTAACCGCAGACCAATTAACCGAAAAATATAAATTCTATGGTCTTAATCCTAAGAACTGGAAGCGTGTAATTAATCCAATAGGAGTAACAAGTACATTGCCAACCGCACCATTTGAAGGGTATACACCTTATAAAATGCTTTATAAACTTGCAAATCCAATTACGGAAATATTAAATATAGAAGGAAATAATCCCCTAGAACCTAGTGGAACTTTACCTTTATCTTGCTGTGAAAATGGCACGTTATCCGTGGACGGAGGAGAGATTTCTCCTACTACTAAGTATATTGTACCTATAAATTTTCGGGCGACTATATCGGACAACAATGCCAGTATAGGAGAAGTTAAAACTTATGTATTGGAACTAGATTCTTATACTACAAACTCTTTGTTAAGCATTGCAGATAGAGAGTTAAGAATGAAATCAATTGAATTATTAACAACAGAAACAACTACAGATTTAAAAGCGAAAATTAACGAAATACTAAATATTTGGAGGGCTTAAAAATGAATACTTTTGATACAATAATGAATAACTGTCCGTTTTTAAAAAGTTTAATAGAGGATAAAATAACGAGCGAAATTGAAATTGTTAAAACAGAAAAAGACATGGAAATAAAGGAATTGAAAGATATAGTAGATTCTTTAATTTTAACTAACTTAGGGGGTAACTAATATGTTTAATGCTTTAAAGAGATTACATTTAGAGGGCAGATGCACAATCGAAATGCTAGAAAAAGCGGTAATAATAGAATGGATAACCGAGTTAGAAAAATTAGATATAATTGATAATATCCCAACTGAATAAAGCAGTAAGGCACTCGAAAGGGTGTCTTTTTTAATGCAGAAATGAAAGGAGGTGCAATATGAATGAAAAAGAAATATTTAATACTACAGTAGCGATTTTAGGAGGGATCCTAACTTATATTTTAGGCGGGTGGGATACTTGTCTAATAGTCCTTGTATCATTTATATTTTTAGATTATATGACGGGCGTTTGGGGGGCTTTTATACAAAAGAAAATTTCTAGCGACACAGGAAGAAGAGGAATTTTAAAGAAAGCTACTATATTAGTTGTTTTAATAGTTGCGGTACTACTAGATAGATTAATAAATAATGGCACATGGGTGTTCAGGACACTTGTGTGCTATTTTTATATAGCAAATGAGGGTATAAGTTTACTGGAAAATGCGGTCAAAATAGGCGTTCCAGTACCTAAGAAATTATTAGATACATTGGAACAATTAAAAAAATAAGAGGAGGAATTAATAATGGATATATTAAATATTGGAGTAGATATGGGACATTGCTTGAGGGGGTACGACATAGGGGCTAGTGGATGTGGACAGAAAGAAGAGGTCTTAACTAGACTAATTGGTAATAAAGTAATTGCATTGCTTAAACAGAGAGGACACAATGTTATAAACTGTGCTATAGACCAGTCTAGTAGCGTAAATCAATCTTTATCTTATAGATATAATAAAGCAAATGCACAAAAGCTAGATTTCTTTATTTGCATACATTTAAACGCTTATAATGGCGCGGCTTATGGTACGGAGGTATTTACATATGGAGCAAAAGAAGTACCACAAGCACGTAAAATATTAAATAATATCTGTGGACTGGGATACACAAATAGAGGTATTAAGGATGGTAGCGGTTTAGCAGTAATAAAGAATACAAAAACTACTGCGATGCTAATAGAGTGTTGTTTTATAGATAATTCCGCAGACATGAAAAGATTTGATGCTGACAAGATGGCTGATGCTATTGCAACAGGATTAACAGGCCAAGCAGTTGCACCAGCTGCACCAACTAAAAAAAATGGAATAGTTACTGCAAGTGTATTAAATGTGCGGAGTGGCGCAAGCACAAGCTATAATGTTATAGGTAGCTATAAAAAAGGTGATAAAGTTCAAATAGCTAGGAAGGTCGGCAATTTTTACGAAACTTATTTTGGGAATCACGGCGGATGGGTTTCTGCTGATTATATAAAATAATAATAAAAATTAAAGGTACCGTAACAGGTACCTTTTTATATTAAAAAATAAATTCCTGGAGGAATGTAAAAATGTCAAATATAACAATATTTTTAACAAATAATATCGGGGTCTTAGTTGCTTTACTAGCTGTAATTTTTGGATTGGTGAAGGCAATTATATCTAAAAACAAACAAAAGATTTATACTGGAATTTACGATTTAATCGGAAATGCTGAACTTTTATACAACAATGGTCCCGAAAAGTTTGACTATGTTTTTAAAAATGCTTACAATAAAGTTCCCAAAATGCTTAGATTTTTAATTAGTGAAGAGGATGTAAGAAGAGCCATTGAATACTCTTTAAACAAATTACAAGCATATGCAATTCTACAAAATAAGACTATTACAGATGGAGCTACAACAATACCAGCAGCACAATAATATTTAAGACCTGATGTTAGTTTAAATACTAGTTTTCAGGTCTTTTTTATTTTTTTTAAAAGGAAAACAGACATAAACGTAGAATAATAGAGATGTTGGTAATTTATAATGAATAAAGACAGAAGAGGAAACTACTGTAACTGACAAATCTGAAGTGTTTTGGTTATTGCAAAGCATTCACAAAAACTCTATATTATAGTAATGGTTTAGGGTATACAAGAATATGATTTATGGAGGGTACTTGAAAATTGAAAAATATTAACTTAATATACAATTATATACTTCCAATTAAAGTTGATATCCATAAAAAACCAATAAGAATAAATTTAACAGGAAAAATATTTAATAGTGAAACATTGGTTTATTTAGCAAGTAGAATTAAATTTTTATACGGATTTAAATGGATAAAAGGTTGGAAAATAATCATTGAACTTGGAAATGTTGAATTTGCAGATAAAATTACATACTTAATTTTAGATGCGTTGTTGTATGATTTATTAAAAAATACTAGATTTAATATAGGAGTATCCATGTCAATGGATAAAAAAATCATACATCATATTGGATTTGTAGGAACGGCATTATATAGGGCGATGTACAGTAATGGGTTAGTTGACAAAAAAATATTTTTAAAAACTTATGAAAAACCATTTTACTCAGATACTAAAGTGTATAGGAGGCTTATAACACACGAAAATTTACAAATGAATAACGAATGGCCATCACAAGTCTGTACAGAAGTAGCCGCTATTCTAAAAGGATATTCTGCAGAGGAGGAGTGGACTGATGGGATATCAGAAGTTGTCTCAGAGTTGCTTTGCAATGTTAGTTCTCATACAGATGGAGATTGCCTCATAGATATAGATATTTCAGATAAAGTTGAATCAGAAAGATGTCATGGAGATAAAACATATTTATCTGTAAATATAGCTGTTATTAATTTTTCGGAGAATAAACTTTTTGATCGTATTAAGCATAACCTAAAAGAAAACAAATACGAAGGTGAAGATTTTTTATATAATAGAATATATAAAACCTATGAAATTCATAAAAAGGTTTTTGATGAAAGTTATAATGAAGATGATTTCTTTCTAGTTACTGCTTTTCAAAATCATGTTTCCAGTAGAGCTTATAAATCCGGAATGGGTGGAACCGGATTAACAACTCTTATAGAAAAAATAATTGGTAAAACCGATGATGCTTATTCGTATGTATTAAGTGGTAATAATATTATAATGTTTAAACCAAAATATTTAACACTTTCAGAAGATAAATTTGTTGGATTCAATGACAAAAATGATTATTTTAATTTTAGACCCTCTAAAGAGGTTATTAACAAATCAAGTCTGTATATCCCAGGAAGTGTATATCATTTATTATTAATAAAGGAGTGCTAGTATGGATATAAAAATTGAATTGAAATTCACTAAATCTATAAGTAGATTAGCAGGAAATTCTTATGGACAGGAAATTTACAATAAACAAGTTAAAGATTTAATCGATTTTTCTGGTAAAAATCTAATTATTATTCCAAGTCACATTGAGGATATTGCTATTTCGTTTGTGCAAGGATTTACTTATGAAATATTTGAAAAAATAAGTAAGGATATGTTTTTTGAGCATATTAGTATTGATGCAAATGAAAAGATAAGAAATAAATTTATGAAAGCTGCATTTTTTTAG